CAGCGTAAAGTGTTGCACTCCACATAAAAAAAGGCGTACCAGATTGCTCTGATACGCCAGTTCAAGGGAGGATTATGCGTTACTTAGTATGCACTATAATTTTATCACTGTCTCCTTTCTTCAGTGCAAATTGTATGCTGAAGCCAGTTACTTCGTCAGTCTTACAGTCTTTGAAGTTGCTCACTTCAGCGTCTGAGTTGACGAAGACTTTGTTATCGAAGATGAGAATTGCATCTTTCGATATCCTGCATAAGTTCTGTATGCAGAATTTGAATTGTTCAATATTCATTTCCATAGTGTTCTCCTTTCTATAGTTTCTTGAACCACACATTGATACTGCAGATCCCAAAGAAGATTGAGGACAGTATCAATAATGTTCCGAACGTCCAGTACATATGGTCTATGCTACTGGCCGTCATAATTTCTGTGTTTGATATTTCAATGATATGAAATCCCATTGCCAAACAAGCTAATGCGAATAACATAATGCAGATTGATGCGAACTTAATCATGTTAGTTTCCTTTGTATCCCGATACGTCCATTAAGAACTTTTCGTTAATCATTGGTTGACTATCACGTTCGGGATAGCCGTCCGATATCAATAGTGTTGGAACTTCAGCACGTGGCAGAAACTGACCAGTTTCAGCATCACGTAGTTTGCAACGGCAGAATTGCTTGAGTGTATTATGCCATTGGTTTTTGAGTCTGACTGCTTGTTGCCAAGTGTATGCTTCGGCAAAGACCCAGTTGTCTTTGGTGTGTATGTAATACATTGTGTTCTCCTTGATTATGATTTTGACAACGAACGCTCGGAAGGTAAGCGTTCGGTCGCCAAACGTTATTGTTGACCTGTAACCATACGGCCTAGCTACGAGCGAAGCTCGAGCGGGAAGTCTGGCACAAGCATAAAAAAACCCGACTGGCTGAACCAGTCGGGTTGTGTAAGTCGGTTAGGCTGACTTACGAAGACCTTTAACGAAGTCTTGAAGTTGTTGAATCTGCTTGGCCTCTGCCAACCCTTTGGGTGCAGAGCCTTTAGCAGATGGTACAAAGTCTGAACCAGTATGCGACTTGTACGCTTTCTTGACTGCGTCTTCGAAAGTCTCCCAAGTAGCAAGTTCAGCTTTGACTGAAAGCATATACATTGTGATGTTATGTGCTTTAACTGATACAACCTCGCTTGGGTTGGTGTTGTCGGCACGTACGCCAGTCTCGGCAACTTGCGTTGTCTCGATGGCTAACTTCTCAGATGCTTCAAGAAGCTGTTGCGTCTTGTACGCAATCTGAGATTGTGCCTTCCAACACAATGTATTGAGAACAACTTCACCAGAGTAGTATGCTGATTTGTCGTTCTCTGTAGTAAATGTAGAGTGATTAGCCAGTGCAGTTACAATTTGTGCTAAGCTAAGTTCTTTCTTGTTTTCGACTTGTTTTGTCATCTTGTTTTCCTTTCGTTGTTTATGGGATCGAATCATTCAATCCCTACCGCCCGACTATCACAGTATTTACCCACTTGGGCGAGTCGACAGTCAGCAACGCTGACGTGCCTGACTCGTGCCTAGCAAGGCCGAGGCAAAGCCGAGTGCATTTAGCCTTGCAAGGCATCAATACTGTGATATCGGGGTACAAGGTAGGGTTTGAATGACCGAGAGACCATGAACAACAACTTGAAAGGAAAACGACAAAACAACCAAGAAACAAAAAGAACGTGCTTACAAGTGCAAATTGTAACGGAACTGGCGACCTTGTAGGTCTTGTAGTGAGAATCTTTGCTTCGGATTGTGCGTTGACAGGGTGGTCGAAGTGATGACATAAAGGGGGGGAATGAAAGGGGGGGTTTTGTGAAAACAATTACCACCGAGAATGATGCCATGTCATCACGTCTGACCACTAAGCAACGAGCACTTGTTGATACGCTCGTAGCAACTGGTTGTTCCATCAAGCAGGCTTCTCAAGAGGCAGGGTACGCTGACGGAGAGTCGGGTAGAGTAACGGCCAGTAAGGCTTTGAAGCAACCACACGTACAAGCCTACTTGATGGAAGCAGTAGCTAACTCGCTTGGCGTGAATGCTACGATTGCCTCAGCAAAGATGATTGCACTAGCGAGGGGAGCGAAGTCAGAGTACGTGCAGTTGGAAGCGTCCAAAGATATCCTAGATCGGGCAGGGTTCAAGCCACCCGAGCGGCGTTACACGCACGCTACGGGCGATTTCAAGGTAACCATAGACCTAGCATAGCAGGGGGTGGGGTTGAAAAATGACAGACCAAACTGCTAGGGGTAACTGATGAGAGCGAATGTTTAAAAAGGTACGATATGAAATGTGATATGATAAATTTTTTTTTAACTAGGAGTCCGTATGTGCTTACCATCACCTAAAGTAATAACACCCCCACCTCCTCCCACGCCACGTTGGTTGCAGGATACTAGTGGTGAAGCAATTAAATCTAAATATCCTTTGTCAGAACGTAATAAGAAAAAGAATCAAACTCTATTAAACTCTCGTAAACAGAAGCCTACAGTCGCTACTGCTACTTCCAATGATAATGGTAATGGTGGTGGTGGAGGTGGTGGCACACCTTTCAATCAAGGAACTACTTTACAGAATAGCGACTTGATGAAGAATGATGCAGGGTTAAATTATTTCGATACAGTTTAGGGTTTGGTAATGAAAACAGATGCAGGTAAATACAGCAAGGCTCAAGAAGAATTAATCAAAAAACAAATCGCTCGTGCTAAACAACGTAAAAGGTTGCGAGACGCACAAAAGAATAAATCATTGAAAGCATCTAAAGAATATAGTGGAATGGCTACAATGGTTAGAAAAAAGAAAAACAAATCATTAATGATTAAGATTGGAGGTTTTAATTGAAATATAGAAAAAACAATGGCGAGATTTATGAAGGCCCAGTTATTACCTTGCTAGATGGCAGGATTATTACTGGCGAGACATACACACGAGATTCTGTTCGAGTACACCCTATTATTGACGAACCTGCACCAGTACGTGCAAGAAACGAGAAAGGGCAACTCAAAGCAGATGACCCATCTACAAAAGAAGTCAATGAGGCTTGGGTAGGTGGCAAAGCACCCAAAAAAACTAGAAAGAAAAAATAATGGCTAAGACTCCTGCATGGACACGCAAAGAAGGTAAGAATCCTAAAGGTGGTCTGAATGCTAAAGGTCGAGCTTCTTATAAAAAAGGTACATTGAAGCCTCCCGTCAAAGGTGGAGACAATCCCCGTAGAGCTTCCTTTCTTGCTAGAATGGGGAATATGAAAGGCCCAGAACGAGACTCCAAAGGTAAACCTACCCGTTTACTTCTTAGCTTAAAAGCGTGGGGTGCAAGTTCAAAAGCTGATGCTAGAGCAAAAGCTAGGGCAATATCTAAACGTAACAAAGCAAAGAAAGGAAAAAAATAATGGCTAGAAAAGATACAGTTGATATCAACGCTAGTGGTAAGAAGATTACCATTAAAGACGTTCGTGCAACAAATATGCGTAACGATCCATCAGAAGAAATAAAGAAACCAAAAGACTACGCTAAAGATGTAGTTGGTATGTTTGCAGATGATGAGGAGGGTTCGCAAAAAGAATTTGATGCAATGGCATCATATTTCAAAAAGAACAATAAAGAATACCAAGATGCAGACAAGGTTGCTCAAAAGAAAATGATTGAGGATATCTTAAAAGCAACTGAGGGTTCTAAGTACGGAGCATCATTAAAAACAACACAAGCAAAAGTAGTAACTAAAAAAAATAACGGAGGGAGTCTAAGCTAATGCCATACGGAAAAGGTACATACGGATCTACAAAAGGTAGACCACCAAAGGACGCTAAAAAAAAATTAACTAAGCAACAACTTAGAGCGATAATGTTAAAGAAGAAAAAGAAAGATGACAAAAAGTAAAGTTAATGAAGCAGGTAACTATACTAAACCTGCAATGCGTAGAGCATTATTTAACAGAATAAAAGCAGGTAACAAAGGTGGCAAGTCTGGTCAATGGTCAGCAAGAAAGGCACAGATGTTAGCTAAGCAATACAAAGCCAAAGGTGGAGGATACACTAACTAATGGATTGGATTACGCCAGAGTTGGTAACAACGCTACACGAAATGTCTTGGTTTGATGGCATTGCATATATCATTCTTGGTTTAATGGTTTACGCTTGTTATAGATGGATAAGGAATAAATGGCGTTAAAAAAATCACAGAGGTCTTTACGTGCGTGGACGAAACAGAAATGGCGAACCAAAAGTGGTAAACCTAGTACTCAAGGGCCGAATGCAACGGGTGAGCGTTACTTACCTGAAAAAGCAATTAAGGCTCTTTCGTCCTCTGAATACGCCCGTACTACGGCTAAGAAGCGAGAAGCAACTAAAAGAGGAAAACAAGTATCTAAACAGTCAAAAAAGATTGCTAGAAAAACGAAGGCTTATAGAGAGTTCAAATGAGTTTTCTTCACAAGATAAGCAAAGAAGATAGAGACATATTACGTGTTGTAGTAAAGCAGGTGCATCTAAAACATTTTCCAAAAGAGTTTTGTACAGATTACGAAGCTGATAAATTAATAGCATCACTAGGCCAAGAAACTTTAGAAAAACTAAAGAAGGTTGGTAAGGACTACAAAATTGCAGAGCTTTAAATATAAACCAGACGGAGACATACTTAAAACGTTTATGAAAGACAATTCGTTCTTTCGTGGTATTCGTGGGCCAGTAGGTAGTGGTAAGTCTGTTGCTTGTTGCGTAGAAATATTCAGACGTTCTTTAGAACAAAAGAAAAATCAAGAAGGCAAACGCAAAAGCCGTTGGGCAGTAATTAGAAATACAAACCCACAACTTAAAACAACAACAATTAAAACTTGGCTTGATTGGTTTCCCGAAGATCAATACGGCAAGTTTATGTGGTCAGTACCATACACTCACTTTATGAACATAGGTGATGTAGAGTTAGAAGTTATCTTCTTAGCACTTGATAGACCCGAAGATGTAAAGAAACTATTATCTCTTGAGTTAACTGGTATATGGATTAACGAAGCAAGAGAAATCCCGAAAAGTATTATTGATGCTTGTACTATGCGTGTTGGTAGATTCCCATCAATGCGTGAGGGTGGTGCTAGTTGGTCTGGTGTCATTGCAGATACAAACGCACCCGAAGAAGATCATTGGTGGCCGATAATGTCGGGCGAAGTACCCGTACCCGATCATATACATCACGAACAAGCCAAGATGTTAGTTAAGCCAGATAACTGGACTTTCTATATCCAACCTGCAGGAATGATTGAAAAACTATCAAAGGAAGGGTCTGTTGATTCATATCACGATAACGATAAAGCAGAAAATTCTAACAATTTGTTATCTACGTATTATTCCAATCTGATAAGAGGTAAAACTAAAAGTTGGATTGATGTCTACGTAATGAACAGACTAGGGCAAATACAAGAGGGTAAACCAGTATATCCCGAGTTTAATATGGATTACCACGTTGCCAAAGAAGAAGTGCCA